GACCCAGAAGACGGTATAATTTGGTTGGGAATTTATGTAGCTCCCGAGTATCGAAGTAAAGGATATGGCAAAATAATTATGGCAGTTTTATTGACGCATGTGGAAAACGATATACAATTAACAGTAGATAAAACTAACACGGCTGCTATAAAGCTATATAATAATTTTGGCTTTATAATAAAAGATAAGAATAAAAAATATTACACAATGAAATTTAAAAATGGCTGATACATTAGGTTCAATTATAGACAAGCTTATAACTGTCGATATGAAAATGTGGAATAATCAAGAGTTTTTATACGAGGTTAGGAAATGTTCATTTGAAGAGTTTAAAGAAAAATACACTTCGACTGAAGAAAAACAACAAGATCTTTTTACCTCTATTAAGAAATGTTGTGATCTAAATGCTCAAAGGAATGTTTTGATTGACGAGATTGACGAGAAGATAGTCAAAATTATCAAAGATGCCATTTTGGGCAAAGACATAGACTTAGAAGGATACATACAAAAAAAACATAAAACCTATTAGCATGAAAGATGACTCCACTGTGAAAGCCACAGATCAAGTTTGGATAGAGGCTCAAAACTGCGAGCTTTCAACTTGGCAACGTGAAGGACAAGATGGAAATGATTGGAACAATTGGTGGGCTTCTAAGTTCGATAATTACACTTTTTTTAACGAGATAGATGCTGAGACAATATTAGAAGTGGGGTGTGGGCCATATGCAAAAAATTTAGAAATAGTAAATTCCAGTTTAAAAAAACCAGCAAAAAATTTTATTTTAAACGATCCCCTTCTAGATAATTATATTTCTTTAGGAAAATCTGTCAAAAGATATGAAAACAAATCTAAATTTTTGAGCAAGCCTTTTGAAGCTTGTGATGAAAAAGAAATAGATTCAAATTCTGTTGACATTGCAATTTGTAACAATGTTTTAGACCATGTTTATGATGTGGAAGCTTTGTTAAACAATATTTTTAAATGTTTAAAAAGAGGAGGGTATTTGATATTGGGCCAAGACTTGAAAAACCGCACTGATAAAGCATGGGATCAAGTAGATCCTATGCACCCTATAAGGTTAACCCACCAATACTTAGATAAATTTTTATCTTTTCAATATCATAGAAAGCTATATAAGGTATTAAAAAGAGACGAGGGAAGAAATCCTGATTATCACTATGGAACTTATATTTTAATCGGGGAAAAAAAATGATACCTATATATAAACCGCTTATACCTAAATCCAGCATAAATTATTGCAATGAAGCTATATCTTCTAATTGGATTTCTTCGCAGGGCAAATATACGACATTAGCAGAAGAAAGGTTAGCAGATATTAATAATGTGAAATATTGCACTCTTACCAATAATGGAACTTCTGCAACTCACTTAACAGCTAAAGCTTTAGCAAAGAAATACCCCAAAACAAAAAAGGTTTATGTTCCTTCTGCTTGTTATGTGGCAGCATATAATTGTTTATTATATGATAATGTTGGGTGGGATATAGAGTCTGTAGACCTTTGTGACAAGACCTGGAATGCAAATTATAATTCATTTATTCCAGAAGAAAACTCCGCTCTTATGGTAGTTCACAACCTCGGCAATATTACTAATGTAATTAAATTGAAAGAAAAATTTAATATACCTATAATAGAAGATAATTGTGAGGGCTTTTTTGGAAAATATGAAGGTAATCCATCTGGCTCAAAGTCTTTATGTTCTTCATTATCTTTTTTTGGCAATAAGAACATAACAACTGGTGAAGGTGGAGCTTTTTTAACCAACGACAGTTCTCTTTTCCACTACATCAGTAAAATAAAATGCCAAGGACAAACCCACAAAAGATATATTCATGATGAACTGGGTTACAATTACAGAATGACCAACATACAGGCTGCTATTCTTTTAGGTCAATTAGAAGAAATAGATAAAATTAAAGAGAATAAAAAAAGAGTATTTGATCTCTATAGGAAGGAGCTAGACAAGATTGATGGGGTTACCAATCAACATATAGAGAAAGATACAACCCATTCTATGTGGATGATTGCGGCTAGATTTTCCCCTAAATATTTTTCTCTAAATGAGCTTGAGGAAGATTTAAACACTAATCGAGTGGAGACTAGGAGAATGTTTTATCCTCACACCTATCATAATCACTTAAAAATAAAGGGAGACGTAGAGGTCTCGACAAAAATAAATAAGGAGGTGCTTATGCTCCCCTCTTATCCCGAGCTTAAAGATGTTGAAATTAAAAAAATATGCTCCATAATAGCCAACCACCAAATGAACTATAAACCGTGAACTTTATATGCGGAACATATTTTAAACATCAATGTAGAACTAGAGTAAGCAACTATATTGACGAAAGAACACCAGTTTTTGATTTCAAAGAAGATCAAGAAGGTTATAAGGGTTTTGTTTTTTGTAAGCCAGAGTTTCTTCAATTATTAAAAGACTCTAAGCTAATGAAAGAGGAACCTTTTACTTTAGTGACTCATAACTCTGATATAAATTTTACAGAAGAATATGTAAATGCAGTTGTTGAGTTTTTCCCTCACATGAAACATTGGTATACTCAAAACCTTTTATGTGAACATTCAAAAGTTTCTCCAATACCAATAGGCATAGCAAATCCTAAGTGGTCTCATGGCAATCAAGAAAGATTTGAAAAAATCATGAAGGAGAACAATGAGAAAAACATGTTATACTATGCTAATTTCAATATATCTACAAACCCACCAGCTAGACTAGATTGTTACAAAAAATTAGGTATAGAGCCCGACACAGAATACCCAAATGCGGCTTCTATAAAAGACCATGATGATTTTGTTAACAGCACTCAGGATAATTATTTAAGAAATATATCTAATTCTTACTTTACTATTTCGCCAGACGGTAATGGCAAAGACTGTCATAAAACTTGGGAAGCTTTATACATGAAGAGTATCCCTATTGTCAAAAGATGGTATGGTGCAGAGAGATTTAAAGAATTAGGTATCCCAATAATCATTTTAGATGATTGGTCTGAATTCCATGATCTTGATTTATGTGAAGACTTCTACGCTAGTATTTGGAAAGACTTCAAAGTTTCTTCTCTTAACTTTAAATTTTTTAAATGAACGATATAGATAAAATTTTTATTATTCATTATACAAAGCTGGAAGCCAGAAAAGCTCATATGCTTCAACAAATGGATAAATGGTTTCCAGCAATTGAATATGAGTTTGCAGAAGATTTTGATCAAGAAGAGCTATCTGATGAAATTATAAATAAAAACTTTGATTTAGAGGTTTTTGAAAAAAAATTCGACAGGGAAATGCTTAAAGCTGAAATGTCTTTATGTATGAAATATAAAAATACTGTTCAAAAAATAGCCGAATCTACTCAAGGCGAGCATTTTTTCATACTGGAAGACGATGTGATATTTAAAGAAAATCCAGTAAGTTATGTTAAAAACATGAATAAGCTCTGTAATGACCACAATGTAAAATACGATTGCGTTTTTTTGGGTGAGGCTTGGATTAGATATGGAGACAATAGAGATATTTTTGCCAAAAAAGACCATCCAGCGACCAATGGTTTATGCACGGTCCTTTATACAAAAGACGCAATAAAAAAACTAAATAACTATCTTCAGTCAAATAAAATTACCCAACCTTTAGATTGGGAATTTAATACGGCTTTTGAGGAAATGGATTTCCAAGTATACTGGGGGAAAGCCATAACAAAACACGGGAGTGTTTTAGCCTCCCATGAGAAAAGCTTAAATCATTTTAAATCTGCACTAAGAGATTCTTATTAATGTCTGAAAAAATAAAATTAAAATTCTCTTCTCCTTGGGATTCAGCCGAGACAAATAATACTCGCGTTTTGTATAATTGGGGAGATGCACCCGAGTGTTTTGAGTTAACACATGGCAATGACTATGACTACCTGATAGTGATGAACCATAGTTCAGAGATGTATACTTCTCCTCGCGAGAAAAATATAGCCGTGACCATGGAGCCCACATGGAGCCCCAATTCTCCCCAAAACCTTAACGATTATTGTAAATACATAATCACTTGCGATAAAAAAATTAAAGGTGATAATGTGTATTATACCTTTCCTTTTTTGTTTACTCATGATTCTCGAAATGACAGTAACACCGATGGACTGTTTGGCCCAACAGTGAAAGACTATTTGGACAATGACTCTTTTCCAGAAAATATAGATTGTCCCGATTATTCTAAAAAAATATCTTTTATAGTAGCCAATCACGGAACTTTAGGAGGTGCGCCACAACATGAACTGTCTAATTATTGCATCAGAGAAAATTTATTATTAAATATTTTAAATTCAGATTTAGATGTTGATATTTATGGGAAAGGATGGTCAATAAATGACAGCAGATACAAAGGTGCTCCCCCACTCAAAAAGACAGCTTTAAAAAATTATAAATATTCAATATGCATGGAAAATAGCTGTGAAGACTTATACATATCTGAAAAGTTTTTTGATTGCGTTCTAAACAACTGTATACCAATCTATTACGGCTGTAAAAACATAACCGAGGCATATAATCCAGATTCTTTTATTATATTTGATCCTACATCAAAAAATGTAATAGATAATTTAAAAAATATTATTAATGAACCAATCTCTTGGCGACTAGAAGCTGTGAGGAAAGCTAAGAATAATTATTATGACAGACACAATTTACTGAAATATTTAGAAAACTTTATAAAAAATGAAACATCTAATTAATTATGCAGATCTGGGGTTTAAACAATCTCAGAAAGAAAACTCTATCAGTGGAATATTGGCTGGATTTGATTCAGTAATACAATATGGTAAGACCGACATAGATGAAACCTTTGCCAAAAATAATTCTAAAATACTTAATGAAAAAAGAGGGGCTGGATATTGGTTGTGGAAACCATATATAATTCTTGAAACCTTAAAAAACACAAAAAAAGGTGACCTAGTGTTTTATTGTGACAGTGGATCACAGTTTATAAAAGATATGACTCCAATTTTTGAAAAAATATATAATGCAGATAGAGGGATTATTGTTTTTGAAATGTCAGGACACCATAAAGAGAATGAGTATTGCAGAAAACATGTGGCAGAAGAGGTTGTGGGTTGTGATAAAAATATAATCGAAAGTGATCAAAACATGGCTAGCTTTGTTGGAGTTCATAATTGTGAGGCTTCAATAGACATAATAAATCAGTGGTTAAATCTTTGCACAAAAGAACATCTTATCATGGATAAACCTCCTCAGGAAAACGAATTTGAAGTGTTTAAAGATCATCGCCACGATCAAACTCTCCTGAGTCTTCTAAGTAAAAAATTGAACCTAGAAACCGCCACTGACCCATCTCAGTGGGGTCTTATTCACAAACAAACAACTGAAGAAGATTATTTTATTAATCATCACAGATCTAGGCAATAAACTAATTTAAAATAACAAATAGAAATAAAATGAAAAAAGTATTAATAACTGGCTCCACAGGATTTCTTGGGCAACATTTAGTTAAAAGACTAGAAAATGATTATGACCTGCTAACACCAACCAGTTATGAGCTTAATGTCCAAGATATAGTAGATTTACATAAATATATTGTTGAGAACTCTCCAGATATTATTATTCATCTAGCAGCAGTTTGTGGGGGTATTGGAGCTAATAAACAAGCTCCCGCAGATTTTTTCATCAAAAACTCCATGATGAGCATAAATATTTTGTCTATGTCGAACTACCACAAAATAGACAAACTAATTACTCTGGGTAGCGTTTGCTCTTACCCTAAGTTTACAGAGGTTCCATTTAAAGAGGAAAATATTTGGGACGGTTATCCCGAAGAAACAAATGCTCCGTATGGAATTGCAAAAAAGAGTTTATTAGTTGGGTGTCGAGCTTACAACGAGCAATATGGAGACAACTTCCTTCACTTAATTCCTGTAAATATGTATGGAGAGTATGACAACTTTAATCCTGATTCCTCTCATGTGATACCTGCTCTCTTTGAAAAATTCAAAAAGGCAAAAGAAAATAAAGATCCCTTTGTTGAGGTTTGGGGTGATGGTTCAGCTTCTAGAGAATTTTTATATGCGGGAGATTGTGCCAATGCTATCGCTTTAGCTTTAGAAAACTACAATGAACCCGATCCAATTAATATCGGAACTGGAACAGAAATTACAATTAAGGATTTAGTTCTTAAAATCAGCAAGTTATTTGATTACAAGGGAGGCATAAGATACGATACTAGCAAACCAAATGGTCAACCACGTAGATGTTTAGACACAACCAAAGCAAAAGAAAAGTTTGGATTTGAGGCTGAGACCTCTCTTGATGAAGGTTTGGAAAAAACATATAACTGGTATATTAAATAACATGAAAAAAGCTCTAGTAACAGGGGGAGCAGGATTCATTGGGTCTAATTTGGTAGATAAATTAGTTTCTAATGGAGTTGACGTTACTGTCATTGACAACGAATCCAGCGATGCTCATAACAATTTTTATTGGAACAAAAAATGTAAAAATTATATTTTAGATATATGTGACTATCAAAGCATTCGCCCATTATTTAACAAAGTTGATGTGGTTTTTCATATCGCAGCAGAAGCAAGAATACAGCCTACTTTGAAAAATCCGATCTTAGCAGCTAAAACGAACTTTTTAGGAACATGTATAGTTTTGCAATGTGCAAAAGAGGCTGGCGTAAAAAGAGTTGTTTACAGTTCAACCTCCTCTGCATACGGCTTAAAAAATAAAATTCCCAACGTGGAGACCATGAATAAAGATTGTCTAAATCCTTATTCCGTCACCAAAGTGGGAGGAGAGGAACTTTGCAAAATGTATACAGACTTATTTGGACTTGAAACTGTGGTCTTTAGATATTTTAATGTATATGGAGAAAGACAACCAATAAAAGGTCAATATGCTCCAGTGATAGGTATATTTCTTCGACAAAAATCAAACGGAGAACCAATGACGATTGTAGGAGACGGGGAACAAAGAAGGGACTTTACACATGTCAAAGATGTTGTATTGGCAAATATTTTAGCGGCAGATTTAGCAAATAAAAAAATTGTTGGAGAACTATTCAATATAGGAACTGGGAAAAATTATTCTATATTAGAAATTAAAGATTTTATTGAAGGCAAATTTGTTCACATTCCAGAAAGAGAAGGTGAAGCTAAAATTACATTAGCAGACAATAAAAAAGCTCAAATATATCTTGGATGGACACCCACTATAGAATTAAAAGATTGGATTAAAAATAAATGAAAAAAATTATTGTTACAGGAGTTACAGGTCAAGATGGTAGTCTGATGGTTGATTACCTTCTTAAAAACACGCAACACACAATTATTGGGGGTGTAAGAAGATTAAGTGTTGAAAATCATAAAAATATAAAACACCTTAAAAATAACCCAAGATTTTTTCTTATTGATTTAGATGTTTCAGATCCACAAAACACAGAAAGAGTCATATCGGAACACAAGCCTGATTACTTTATCAATTTTGCAGCAAATTCCTTTGTTGGTAGCAGTTGGGACATGCCCTTCAATCATATGCAAACTAACTGTATGGCTGTTTTGCATCAACTAGAGGCTATTCGTCGTCATGCTCCACATTGTCGATATTACAACGCAGGAAGCTCTGAAGAATTTGGGGATGTTGTTACATCTCCACAGTCAGAGGAGCACCCATTGCGCCCCAGAAGTCCGTATGGAGCATCTAAGTGCGCTGCTAGGCATTTAGTCAAGGTATACAGAGATTCTTATGATATTTATGCCGTTCAGGGATGGTTATTTAACCATGAGGGAGTGCGAAGAGGAGAAGAGTTTGTAACAAGAAAAATAACAAAAAATGTAGCAAGAATCCTTAAAGAATTTGAAACTGGACAAATTGTTAAACCTCTACAACTTGGAAATATAGATGCACAAAGAGATTGGAGCGATGCGGAAGACTTTATTAAAGGTGTTTGGCTAATGCTCAATCAAGAAAGAGGAAAAGAGAAAGATTATGTTTTATCTTCCAACGAAACGCATACAATCAGAGAGTTTGTAATAGAAGCATTTAATTTTGTTGGCTTTCATAGAGGGGTATCTGAGTGGAGGGGCGAAGGAATTGATGAAAAATATTTTCATGGTAACGATTGCCTTGTAGAAATTAATAAAGATTTTTATAGACCAGCGGAAGTAGACTTATTACTTGGAGATTCTTCAAAAGCTCGCGAAGAATTAGGATGGAAACCTACCTGCAATTTTATACAGCTTGTGAAAAAAATGGTTGACAGGGACGCTGGACCTGTTATGTATCCATAGTGGCAAAGTCTAAAGGTCCAAACAAAAGGGAAATTCTTTTCCGTTTATTGGAAGTCCCCGATAAAGGAAGGAGACCCTTTTTTGCCAGAGAAATGAAAATGCTTAACACTTTGTGTGAGCGATATTCTCTAGAATTTATGGACATTGTAAGCTTTACCAAGAAGTTTGACTCGCTAGCTTACATATTAAGTGATAAGCTAAAAAAGAAAATGGACGAAAAGTTCAGGGCATTTAATTTTAGAGTTGATTTTTCTAAATACAAGCTTTATCATATTGGAGAAAAAGTTGGAGAGGATGCGGTTATCCCCCCCAAAAATAAAACAATAAAAGATTTTTTAAATGAGTGAAGGACCAGACCCAAACGATATTCTAGGCAATTTCTTGAAATCAAACAAAAGCGATCATTACAATTTCGAAGACGAGTGTGATTACAAAGTTTCTAGCGGTTCTCTTCAATTTGATTTATGCATGAATGGAGGTTTTGGACCTGGGTTGCATAGGTTTACTGGTTTGACAGAGGGCGGGAAAACTTCTGAGGCTTTAGAGGTTATGAAGAACTTTCTGAACACAATCGAACAGCCTAGAGGTCTATATATCAAAGCTGAAGGCAGACTAGGAAAAGAAGTCAGAGAGAGGTCTGGAGTAAAATTTGTGTGGTCAGCCGATGAGTGGGTAGATGGCACTTGTTTTGTTTTAGAAACGAATATCTATGAAACAGCAATGACTTGCATTAAACAACTCATTGATAATGAGAAGAATAAGCATAAATATTGTTTTATATTAGACTCTGTTGATGGTTTAGTTGCTAAGAATGATGCGTCTAAAGGTTTTGATGAGTTTGCTAAAATAGCCGCAGGAGCTAGCATTGCATCTACTTGGTGCAAACAAACTAGTATTGCTTTAGGCAAGAGGGGTCATATGGCTATTTTTATTAGTCAGGTAAGGTCAGAGATGAGAGATCAATACTCTAAAGAGCCCCCTAGACAATCTGTAGCAACAGGAGGATATGCTTTACAACACTATGCTAACAGTGTTATTCAATTTCAGCCTAGATACAAATCAGATCTTATTCTGCAAAACCCTAGCCTAAAAACTATTGACGAAAAAAAGAACCCTATCATTGGACATTTTGCTAAAGTCTTGATATGCAAATCTCCGAATGAAAAATCTAATGTTAGCTTAACTTATCCTGTTAGATACAATCGGTCAGGAGGCAACTCCATCTGGATTGAAAAAGAAATTGTAGACTTGCTTTATGCGTGGGAGTTTGTAGAAAAGAAAGGTGCATGGATTAAGCCGACAGAGGATTTCTGCGAGTTGTTAACAGAAAACAAATTAAACTTTCCTGATCAAATTCAAGGTGATAATAATCTCTTTAAAACTCTCGATCAAGATGAAGAGTTGTGTAAATTCTTAATCAAGTATTTTAGGGAACAAATTGGAGCATGAAGTTCATTGACCAATATGGCAAAGAAAGAAACCTTAAAAACGCAAAAAAATATTTAATCGACTGGGACAAACCCAGTAGGAGTAAATTTCAAACTAGCGTTAAAAGATTCTTATATAACTATTGGAAGAACGATATTGTTTTTGAGGAGTTTAGAGTTGTTGGAAGTAGGTTGACTTTGGACTTTTACAACGCTAATAAAAAAATCGCTATTGAAGTCCAAGGAGCGCAACATACAAAGTATGTAAAGTTTTTTCATAAAAACCGTTTTAAATATTGCGATCAATTAAAAAGGGATGAGAAGAAACTTGATTTTTGTAAGGCTAACGATATAAAGTTGGCAGAGGTTTATCCGCAAGATGAGATTGCGGCATCATTATTTAAAAAACAGGATATTTATTTATGAACTTAGGAGACGATGACTCAGAATTTTCCATACCTACCGAAATGGTTGACAAGCTCTACGAGTTGTCTGGTGGTGCAGACAAGTATAAAGGGGTAATATTAGCTGTTTCTTCCGAAAACGGTAAGCCTCTTGTTTATTGCAAATTTGACTGTGGCATGACGGAATTTGCTTTGATGAAAGCTTTAGAGAACCACTTGTCAGGTCCATCTGAACCAATGGAGGAGGAGAAATGATTTATAATTTTGAGCTTGAGAAACAACTATTAGCGGGACTAATTAAAGAGCCCGACAGCTTATCTGAAATTTCAAATTTTATTGGAACTTCAGATTTTTATTCCAAACAAAGTTCTCTTCATTCCACAATCTTTCGCATCGTTCAACAAGCTATTGACGCTGGCGATGAGGTAGACGAAGTAATTATAGCTCAAAGAGTTAATGAAGTTGGTCTTTCTTTTGAGGATAACTTAAATCCTGCTGATTATATCAAATCATTAGCATTAAGAAAGGTTCCCAAGGGGAATGCTCTAAAAACTGCTAAAGAACTAAAAAAATACTCAATACGCAGAGAGATTCTAGAATCTTCTCAAGAAATTGGTAGCAAGATGAAGAATATGCCTCCTGAGGCATCCTATCGCTCTATTATCGAAAGTTCAGACAACATTTACAACTCTCGTATAAATCTTTATGAGATGGGTAATGATTCTCCCGAAAACATCTATGATGAGATGGAGGATCTTATTGAGGAGAGAGGAAACAATCCTGTAGCTGAGTTTGGGATGATGGGTCCACACCCCAAGGTAAATGAAATTTATGGATCTCTTCTTAGGGCTGGTAACATCACTGTTATTGTTGCTAGGTCTGGGGTAGGAAAGACCAATTTCTGCATGGACTATACAACTAAAGTTAGTCTAAAATATGATGTTCCTGTGCTTCATTTTGACAATGGAGAGATGAGCAAAGAGGAGTTGATTATGAGGCAGTGTGCGGCACTCTCGGGTGTATCTATGCATCTTTTAGAAAGCGGCAAGTGGAGAAAAGCTGGACAAGAAGTAGTAGACAAAGTTCGCTCTGTTTGGCCGAAGATAAAAAACCTAAAGTTTTACTATTATAATGTTGGAGGTATGGATGTGGATTCGATGGTTAATACTCTAAAAAGATTTTACTATGGTAAAGTTGGCAGAGGCAACCAGATGGTATTCTCTTTTGATTATATTAAAACGACCTCAGAAAACGTTGCTAACAAATCTGAATGGCAAGTTGTGGGCGAAATGGTCGATAAATTTAAAAAATGTGTTCAAAAAGAGATCTTGCACGATGGCAATCCAGTTATCCCTATGATAACTTCAGTTCAATCCAACAGGTATGGAATTACAAACAATAGAAGTGCTGATAGCATAGTAGATGACGAATCTATTGTTTCTCTCTCTGATCGGATTACACAGTTCTGCTCTCATATGTTTATTTTAAGAAATAAGACTAATGATGAAGTAGAAACTGAAGGTGCAAGGTTTGGAACACATAAGTTGATTAATGTTAAATCCAGACACTTAGGCAGCGATATCGCGGGAGCGGTAGAGCCCGTCAGAATTGGAGACTCTCTCCGTAAGAATGCAATTAATTTAGATTTTAATAATTTTAATATCACTGAGAGGGGAGACTTAAGAGACATTGCTAGAATGTTAGACGGGGAGGAGGATTTAGATAGTGAAGGAACCCAAGAGACAATCCCAGACTTTGATCAATTCTGAAGACTTTCAAGGAATCTTGGAGTCAATAGGCTATGAGTTAATTGATTGTGGCGATCACTGGAGGACACAAGCTTTATACCGAGACGGAGACAACAAAACTGCTGTTAAAATCTACAAAAATACTGGCGTATGGATGGACTTTGTAGAAAACAGGGGTTCTAAGCCCTTTGAGGCTCTTGTAAAATTAACAATAAAAGACCCTAGCCAAGTATCTGCTATTTTAGGAGATTCTTTAACAGATCAGGTTGTCACTTACTCACCAACTGCAAAAATAGATATGGAGAAAATTTATCCAGAAGAATCATTAGAAAAGTTATTTCCAAACTATAATTTTTATCTAAATAAGAAAATTAGCGAAGAAACTCAAAAGAAGTTTCAGGTTGGTTTAGCAGGTGTTGGGAAAATGTATAGAAGAATGGTTTTTCCGATTTATAATGAACATAAACAATTGATTGGATTCTCGGGCAGGAAGGTAGATGACAACAATAATTATCCAAAGTGGAAACACATTGGGAGAAGAAACAATTGGGTCTACCCTGCTTTAAATAAAAAAACAGAAGTAGACGAAGAAATTAAAACAAAAAAAGAAGTTATTTTAGTAGAAAGTATAGGTGATGCGTTGGCTCTTTACGAACAAAATATTAAGAACGTTTTGGTCATTTTTGGCTTATCTGTTAATAATAACATTGTTAACTACCTTAGTGGCTACTCTATTGATCATATATATATTTCAACAAATAACGACAAAGCTAGTGGGGAAAATAGAGGCTTCATTGCAGGGCTCAAAAGCTTCATAAAGCTCTCAAAATACTTCAATTTAGACAGTATAACTGTAAAATTTCCCCCAAAGCCATATAATGATTTTGGTGATGCTCATTTGGATGGGTATGATCTTAATAAATGGCTTTCTAAAGATGTAAATAAAGCCCAGCAACTAGATTACATTCTAGACTATATTAAGCACAATCCATCCTACTTCACTAAGAAAGAAATAGACACTTGTTTAATGCTTAGTGATGACTGAACCTCAAACACCCCTCTCTGCCAGTAGAATAAAAACCGCTCAGTCGTGTTCTTGGCTTTACTGGTCTAAATATAAGCTACACTTACCCGATAGGAGTAATGATGGCGCACGGAGAGGTTCTATTTGTCACTTGGTGTTTGAAGTATTAGGGGTCAAAAGGAGGAAAAAATATTATAATAAAATAATAAAAAGTGAAGATGTTTTTGCTGTTGAGTCAATTAAAAGATTAATTCTAAAACATGCGGTTAGAGAAGGGATAGACGACCAAGAAAACATCCAGCTAATGAAGGACATGATCTTTAATGGTCTGTCCTATGATTTTTTTGGTAAAGATTTAGATAAGCCAACTGAAGAGTTCTCTGAAAAAGATTTTGATATTATTAAGTCAGACGGAGATATAAAATATAAAATTAGAGGGTTTATCGACAAGCTTTTCTTATATAAGAAACAAAAGTTTGCTTTGATAAGAGACTTCAAGACCAGTAAAGATGTATTTAAAGGCAAAGATGCTACAGATAATCTACAAGACTTAATGTATAGCTTGGCTGTAAAAAACTTATTTCCCGAATATTCAAACAGAGTGAGTGAGTTTTTGTTTTTGAAGTTTGACCTTGACCCAAATGCATCTAAATCGGGAGTAGTTCAAATGAAGCCTCTAGAGGAGGATGAATTAAAAGGTTTTGAGATGCAGTTATCTGAAATACAAAGATATTTAGATAATTTTTCAGAGGCAGATGCAAAGAAAAATTTTGCAGCATATCAAGGATTCCCTAAAGACAACTCTTTCAGTGGCAAACTTCTATGTGGATTTGCTACTAAGAAAGGAGAATTAAAACTGGATGGTTCACCAAAATGGCATTGTCCCATGAAATTTGATTTTTTCTTTTATGAGGTGTGGGATGCCAACAAAAGCAAAATAGGCTCATTCCTTGAAGATGATTTTTCAGAGGATCTTGTTCCTGAGGGCGGTGGATATGAAATGAAATATTATCAAGGATGTCCCGCACATTCCTCTTGACACCCTATTGGATGGTGTTAGAGTATTACTGATGACTCCAGTATTTAAGTCTACCTATTCGATAGGCAAAAGCATCTTAACTCTCGATGACTATGATAAAGAGGGCGGTCCTGATAGTATTTTTACTATTTGTGAGGAAAATAAAATTAAGTCACTAGTTCTTGTAGAAGACTCAATGACGGGCTTTGTTACGGCTCATAATCGTTGCAAAGAAAAAGGCATTGATCTTGTTTTTGGCTTAAGAATTACATGTTGTAATAATACTCTTGAGGATGACAATTCGGATCACAAGATTGTTATTTTTGCAAACAATGATGACGGTTGCCGCTTGCTCTACAGGATATACTCCTATGCCCACACAGATAGCGGAAAGGTAGATTTCAATTTCTTAAATTCAATATGGAGTGACGACTTAGAATTAGTAATTCCTTTTTACGATTCCTTTATATTTAATAATAATTTTTATTTAAGAAAATGTGTTCCTGATTTTTATCAAATGTTACCAACTTTTTGGGTAGAGGAAAACGGTCTACCTTTTGATGAGCTACTAAGGGAAAAAGTTGAGAAGTTTGCGGGGGGAATGATGCGACCAGTTAAAAAAGTAAAAACAATTTTATATAAAAACAAGTCAGACGTAGAAGCTTTGCAAACATACAAGATTTTGTGCAATAGAAATTTTGGTAGAGCGGCTTCGTTAAGCTGCCCAAACTTAGATCACTTTGGGAGTAATGAATTTTGTATTGAATCTTATTTAGAAAATGAACGAGTCACTGCTTAGATTTAACAAGAAACAAAGATATATTGTTTTTGATACTGAAACCGAAGGTTTGAATTTAGTCACCTCTAGACCTTGGCAAGTTGCTTGGTTGGTTGTGGAGGGCGATAAAATCATTGCGAGAAATGACATGTTCGTGCATTGGCCAAATCTGAATGTTTCAGAGGGAGCAGCTAAAGTGACAGGTTTCTCCTTGAAAGAATACAATAAAAAATCTATGCCTCCGAATATAGTCTGGGAAAAGTTTTCGGAGGATTTATATGACGAAAACAATTTGATTGTGGGCCAAAATCTTTTGGGTTTTGATGTTTACATGGTAAATATCTGGCGTAAGTTAATGGGAAGAAATGCTGATTACTCTTTTGTCTCCCGCATAATAGATACAAAGTCTTTAGCTACTGCCATAGCCAAGCAAATCCCTGTTGATAAGGACGATTTCATAGGTTGGCAATATAGACTCTTAAACTACAGAGAAAGAGGCTTAAAAACATCTCAAGCCACTCTTCTTAAGAAATATAACATTGATCATGACCCAAAAAGACTCCATGATGCTCTGTATGATATCGAAATGAATTTCAAGATCTTTCGTAAACAACTTTTTGATTTAGAGATATGAGTTCTACAACCTTTACAGGCTACAATACACCCTTTCCCGTGGGAGTTAAGCTCCCAGAAATTAAAATAGAAAAAAAATATTACGACGAAGTTTCTTGCAGTGACCTGGAAGATAACTATCAATTCCTCAGGAAGCTATGCTTTAAAAAGGTAAAAGAAAAAGGTATAGATAAGGTAGATAATCCTCAACTTTACTATGACCGACTAAAAGAAGAGCTAACTATCTTTGATGAGTTAGGATTCGTGGATTATATTCTACTTAATTGGGATATCATGAACTTCTGCAAGGAAAACGATATTCCAACAGGGGCAGGTAGGGGAAGTGCTGCTGGTTCATTAGTATTGTATGTCATAGGTGTAACGAACATCGACCCTATAGAGTATGACCTGTTCTTTGAGAGGTTTGTATCAAAGAGTAGAGCGAAAAAGATTGAGCATGAAGGGGAAGTCTACTTAGACGGTAGCTTATTAGCTGATGTTGATAATGATATTTCTTATGATCGTCGTGCAGAAGTCATAGAATACATTGAAAAGAAATATGAGGGTAAAACCTCTAAGATTTTAACGCTGAATACATTAAGCGGCAAGCTCTGCATGAAGGAGTGTGGCAAGATTGTTGAAGAGTTATCTGAAGTAGATGTAAACCAAATCAGTGATACGATTCCAAAACATTTTGGCATAGTAGCTAAATTAGATGTCGCATATGACGAAAGTGAAACCTTCAGAGAATATGCTGATAAATATCCAAAAGTATTTAAGATAGCCAAAAAACTAGAGGGTTTAAATAAAAATACTGGAGTTCACCCATCTGGCGTATCAATCTCTTATTATGAGCTTGATGACATAATGCCCCTTCAAACAACCAATGATGGAGCATTAGTTTCTGGTTATGACATGAATGACGTAGCTAGCCTAAGTGTAAAGTTCGATATTCTTGGATTAAGAACTCTTTCTGTTGTCCATGATGTTTGCAAGCAGTTGGGAATCAAAGCTGAAGATATAGACCCTCACGATTCTATAATCTATACGGCTCTATCCTCCTTACGCTCTCCTCAAGGCTTATTCCAAATTGAAGCAGACACCAACTTTAAAGTCTGCCGTTTGATAGCACCTCAGAATCTGGAGCAATTATCTGCGGTGGTGGCTATTGCAAGACCTGGAGCTTTAGACTTTAAGGACAGATATGCTGAGTATGTAAGGACGGGCGAGTTTCAGTCGGTTCATGAGTTTTTTGATGACATTTTGAGCTACACAGGTGGAATTCCTTTGTATCAGGAGCAGTTGATGAAAATGGCAGTTAAGGTTGGATTTAGCCTTGATGAAGCGGAGCAACTTCGACGTATTGTAGGTAAGAAGAAGGTTGATCAAATGCCAGCGTGGAAGGCTAAAATTGAAGAGAAGATAGAGGAAAATAAATTAGACCCATCTATCGGGGAAATACTTTGGAGCGTGGCTGAAGATTCTGCAAACTATTCATTTAACAAGTCTCACTCTATAAGCTATGCTTATTTGGCAGCAATCACTGTTTATCTTAAATTTCAATATCCAAAAGAATTCTTTTTAAGTCTTTTAAAATATGCAAAGTATGAGCCTAATTCTCATGAGGAGATCGCTAAAATATCACAAGAGCTTTCTCACTTTGACATAAAGTTACTCCCACCAGACCTTAATAAGTCAGACATTGATTTTAAAATTGAGGATAAGAATATTAGATATGGTTTAAATTCCATCAAGGGAGTTTCTACCAAAGTATTAGAATCGCTACTAGAATTCAGAGAGGAGTCATTCGACAATAAATACGAAGTGTTTCTTTCAGCCAAGCAAGCAGGACTAAATATAGGAACTCTCTCAGCCTTAATTCAAGCTGGATTGCTAGACTCTTTTGTTTCTAGTAACAGACCACGATTAGTTCTTGAAGCTCAGACCTTTAACATCTTGACTGATCGAGAGAAGAGAAACCTGATTGAGCTTGGACCAAACTATGACTATGATATCATAAATTCAATTCATGATGTGCGTAAGCAGGAAATGGTTGGAGATGATAATAGGAAAATTTTTGCTCCTAAAAGATTTGAGACTTTCAAGAAAAAGTTTTCACCTTATAAGAAAATTTATGAGATGAACAAGGAACACACAAAATACGCTAATTGGTATTTTGAAGAAAAGCTTTTGGGGTATAGTTATTCTCATAACATTAGAGAAGTTTTTAGTTATGAAGATGATTTTGACTCCTCTGATGCCGTGAAAGACCTACCAGAGAGAGCTAATGTCAAGTTTGTGGGTGTTTTGACAGACATTATTCGACGCACAAGCAGAAATGGAAACAAGTATGCGAGAATGAATTTTCAAGACGAATCTGGCTCAATAGACGGTTTATTTTTAGATAGCCAAAGGGCTCCTAGATTAACAGATTACCTAGATTCTGGCAAAAAATTACCAAAAAAGGGGGATGTTGTTATTATTCATGGATCTAAGGGGGATGATGTGGTATTTATGGAAAAGGTCTTTCCATTAAAAGACAAAATCTACATGAAACTATCTGAGATAAAATAGTGTAAATAATTATGATGGGTCTAACCGATTTCAATTTAACCCCTAAAGCGAAGAAAGGCTTAAAAGATGCTCAGAAGTTTGCTGAAGCAAATGGTCACTCTCTAGTAACAACTGCTCACTTAGTTTATGGTTGTTTGGTCAATATATCGGACAGTTGCCTCTTAAAGTTAAAAAGTTATGGAATTTCTGTTGATGGAAAAAACTTTATTAAATTATTTAAAAAGTATGCAGCAGACAATAAAAATGAATTTCAAACTAAAAAAGGACAGGGAGGCTGGCATGATGATGTAAACGAAATAATCTTCTTTGCGAAAGAATTTTCAGATAACTTTGATAGTTATTTTATTGGTGTAGAGCACATACTTTATGTGATTTTTGATATGGAGGGAAAATTTATAGAATACCTTCGTCAAAACGGGTTAGATACCCTATACGCCAAAGATATCATAGAAACACACGTTTTAGAAACAAGTATCCCACCTACAGATCAGATCAAAAATATTCTGTATGTAGAATCCAAGAAAAATGCACCTCAAAGAGAGGAAAAATCCTCTCAAGGATTGCCAAACCTTAGTAAATATTGTGTGAATTTAAATCAAAAATTCATATCTAAAAAATGCTCTAAGATATCTGGGCGTGACACTGAGATAAACGAGCTTATTGAGATCTTATCAAAGAAAAATAAAAGTAATGCTATTTTGGTTGGCGAAGCTGGGGTTGGTAAAACAGCCGTGGTGGAGGGATTGGTCCAACGTATAGTCAATCAAGACTCGCCCACACACATGTCACTGATGCAAATCTGCTCTGTGGACATAAGTGCGATGATCGCTGGAACCAAGTATAGAGGTGAGTTTGAGGAAAGATTCAAGGCGCTTATAGCGGAAGCGGAACGCGAGCCTAATATTATTTTATTCTTTGATGAAATACACACCATAATTGGTGCTGGAAACTCAGAGGGAGCAGTTGATGCGTCGAATATGTTAAAACCTGCCCTAGCAAGGGGGGACATCAAGTGTATCGGAGCTACGACTTCTCAGGAATACAAAAAGTTTTTCGAGAAGGATACCGCCATGAAGAGAAGGTTTGACAAAATCTTTGTCGAAGAACCCTCTAAACAGGAAACTAAAAAGATAATAATGAACACTTTGTCTTTTTATGAAGATTTCCATCATGTAAAGTATAGTGAGGACGACATTGATACTATTTTAGATTTGTGTGAGAAGTTTTTAAGCAACAAAAAATTTCCAGATAAAGCGTTCGACATTATTGATCAAGTTGGATCAAGAACGAAGATAAAATACGCTTCTGTTCCCGACAAGGTATGTGAAGTTAGGACTAGTTTCTGTGAGTTTTTGATGGCAACACAAGAGGATGATAAAATAGACGAGGATAAGTTTACAGAATTGCTTAAAAACTATTTAAAGGTAATGGCAAAACATGCCGAGAAAAAAGGTCGCAAGCAAAAAGTTAGACAAAAAGACATCGTTGGGATATTAAGCGAAAAAACAGGATTATCTGACAAGACCATAGCCAAAAACACGACATCTTTTTCTTCCTTCCTGAAAAGGATGAATGGAGAAATTTTTGGGCAAGAAGAAAACATAAAAGTAATTCATAACACTTTGGGGTGCGTAAAAGCGGGGTTAAATGATCCACAAAAACCACTCTCAAACTTCTTGTTTATTGGGTCCACTAGCGTGGGTAAAACCTTTACAGCTAAGAAAATAGCAAAATATTTTTATGGCAATGAAAAGTCGTTTATCCAGCTTAATATGAGCGAATATCAGGATAAAACTGGTGTTGCTAAATTAATGGGTGCAAATGCTGGTTATGTCGGATATGAAGAGGGCGGGTTGCTTACAGAGTTTGTAAGGAATAACCCAAACTGTGTTGTTTTATTTGACGAAATTGAAAAATGCGATCCTAAAATACTAGATGTATTACTACATATACTAGACGAAGGCTATGCCACCGATAATTTAAACAGAACCATCGACTTTTCCAAGGCTATTGTCATAATGACAACCAATATTGGTCACAAAGAGAAAGCTAAGAGGGGAATGGGTTTTTTACCTCAAGAAGAAGAAAGCTCAAATGTATATAAAAGCTCTCTCAAGAAGTATCTTCGACCCGAACTATTAGCTAGGGTTGATGAAATCTTGTTTTTCAATGAATTGGGAGACCCACACCTTCTAAAAATCATTAATCAAGAGTTACTACATATCGAAGAGAGACTTATTGACAGAGGGATACAAATAAAATGGTCTCCAACAGTTAAAAAATTCATTTTTAATCAAATTAAAGAAAAAAATAGTCACGCTAGAGATATCAAAAATTTAGTAAAAAGCATTATTCAAGTTCCATTGTCTCAACACATAGTCAAGAACAGAAAAATAGACAAAATATCTATAAAAATAGTTGACAAATCACTAACATTTGCATAATATAGCGCATATGAAACGAGTAAACAACAGGGTCATGAAAGCGATCCGAAACAGCAAGGGTAGGTTCTTTGGGCTGTATACTGCTCAAGGAGAATCGGTAAATGCTCAACTTATGAGCGAAACTGATAACTACGTTAGGGTTTATGATCGCAATGCAGGAACAAACCGCAAGCTTGCAAAAACAAGCATCTGCGGAGTTCGTCTCGCTCAACAAAACTTTGGTAAAGTTTTCTAGGTCGGACTAGCGAATTATTGCCAAAACGGGGATAATCCCCACAATAACCCCAAACACCCCTTGAAAAAGGGGATAACCCAGCTAACCCCCTTGAAAAAGGGGGTTAGTTTTTTATTATAGTTGATGAAAATAACATCTTTATTTAAAGATAAGGCATATGCATTTACTAGTGCAGGAAACCCAGAAGATGATTGCGATTTTGCTAAAAAAGTAATTAATCGAATAAAGCCCACGTTTGAACCTAAAGATATAAGATTACATACTGTCAAAGATCATTGTGATATATTTTTAATTACAGATAATAAAGATTTATTAAAACTCAAAGTATCGCTAGATGATGAAGACAGTCTACTGAAGAAAGAAGCTACAGCATTACGCAGTATTTCCTCCTGCAAAACCTCCCCAAAGCTTATATCACAGGGTTCTGCTAAAATTGGAGATGATTTAGAATATTTATTAACAAAAATTCCCATTGGTGAAAATGTAAGAGATTATGGGAGATCGGGCTTGTTTGAAAAAGTAGATCCTTTTTTTGCTAGTTATTGGGATTTTTTTAATACCAGACCAGTCAAACAAACATATAAGAAGATCCTAGAAAGGTTTTCTAAAAATTTAATTCCAGAGCAGATCCTGCCTCAAGAATCTCTAGAAGCAGTGAAAACTTATACAGACTACAATCTTTGCAAGAAAATTTTTAGTGATCTCCAAAACGACTTGAATCATAATTTTGAAAAGGTAAAAAAAGAATTAAAATACAAATGTCATGCTAATTTATCTTTAGACTCTATATTTGTTACATCAGATTCTTTTTACTTCGATGAGTTACATAGCGTATGCATGGGTCATCCCTATATAGATCTGATTGACGTAATGCTTGAGGTGGGTTTGCCACAAGTTCAAGAGATGTCTTTTTTTAAAGAGTTTTGCGTTAAAGGTAAATTTAATCAAGATATTGACCTGTATAACAAACTATACGATTTACAGACCAAAAAGAAATTAACTGAGTTACTAACAGCATACGTTAAAGAAGTTTACTTATATGATTCTTACAGGTATGAAAAGATACTTTTTATTGCAGACACTTTCGCTCACTGTTTTGAGAAATTTGCTAAAATACGAGTATTTAAAGAAAATTCAGATTTTATAATGAAAACTATTTGCGAGCCAATTTTTGGTGTAAAACCTTAAGTAAACATGCCACTACCTACACCAAACAATGGAGAGAAGCGTTCTAAGTTTATGGATCGCTGTATGAGTGACCCTACAACAAGAGGGGAATTTAAGGACAATAAACAAAGGGCTGCTGTATGCTCCTCTCAGTTCGAAAAAGCAGAAAGTAAAGCTTCTTTAGTTTTTGACCCCAATCCTTGGGATGAAAGCGACAAAATATTATATTGGTCCGAATCTAAAGAGAAAAATAAGCCATTAAACAAACCTTTTCGAACCCCTAAAGGTCCAAAAAAATTCTCGGTTTATGTCAAGAATGAGAAAGGTAACATTGTAAAAGTTAATTTTGGCGACCCTAACATGGAAATCAAAAGAGATGACCCTGCTCGTAGGAAAAGCTTTAGAGCTAGGCATAATTGCGATAACCCAGGTCCAAAGTGGAAGGCTCGCTATTGGTCTTGCAAACAGTGGAGAGCAGGTAAGAGAGTTGAAGGCTCTACAGAGGATGAATATGAATGGGATGGTGAAACAATTTTTAATCATGATGAATTGTTAGCAATGAATCCAGATTTAGCTAATGCACCAGAAGCAGAAGTCTCTGAGGCGGCTAAACGGAGTGGTCGTAAAAGCGGTGCTCAAACACCCGCAGAGCCAAGTGAAAGAAAGAAAGGCTCAAAGAAAAATCCTAAGGGTAGCGCAGGAGAAAAAGGGGGGAAAATTACATTTAGTGAAAAAACCACTAATGCGCTAAAAGAAAAAGTTAAAGAACATAATTCTAAGTATTCCAAAAAAGTAACTCTTGGTCAGTTAAAAAAAGTTTATAGGCGAGGTTCTGGGGCTTTCAGCACATCTCACCGTCCAAATATGTCTAGACATGGATGGGCGATGGCTAGGGTAAATATGTTCCTTAAGATGAGGCGAGGGGGCAAGGTTAAAGAATCCTACAGAAAGGCAGATCAAGATATCGCGTCAGCCTCTTCATATTGTGCAGATGCGATGGCTTCTCTCTGGGAAAATATCCGCAAGAAAAAACAAAGAATGGGCAAGAATTATAAACCAGCTAAAGTTGGTGATAAGGACAGACCCACCCCAGAAGCTTTAAAGAGAGCGCAAGGTGCTCCAGATGTAATGCAGCATTACTTTAAAACAAAAGAAGAAGCTCTAAAAGATGCAAAAAAATTAGGTTTAAAGGGCTTTCACTCTCATAAAAATAAGGATGGTGAAACTTTATACATGGCTGGACCAAACCATGAAGCCTTCATGAAAAGGCATGATCAAATCGTAAAAGAAAAAAGCGGCGGCGGTTGAATTTAAGGGTTTATTTGATACAATCAGTATGATTGTTCAGTATTATAAGCCTAATTCTAAAAACACAGGATGCGCTTTCAGCTTCGACATTGGAGCTAATAATAAAAACCAAGAACCTTGCGTTTATGTAAGGGCTATCAAGCAACATTCTTGGAATGATAAAACTCGCACTGGCTCCTTTTCCGAGAACGCAAAAGACCCAGATAAATCTATTTCAATTAAATTGAATGAAATCGAAGTGGGGGGTTTTATTCACGCCATTGAAAAATATAAAGAATTTTCTGCTTTTCACTCTTACGAGGATAATAAAACATCTATTTCTTTTAAACCTTATAAAAAGAAAGATGGCACTGAAGCTTTTTCATTTGGAGTTACTAGAAATTCTGCCAACAAGTTTGGCATTGGAGTCGAAATGTCGGAAGCTTACGGGCTCAAGGAATTTCTTAAATTCTACTTGCAAGAACTTTACATTTACAGATTTTCTAAGAATAAAGAGTTTAGAAACTCATGAAAAAGAAAACGGTTTTAATACACTCTAATTTTTCTCGCGCATTTACTGGTTTTGGTAAAAACAAAAAAAATATTATGCGGTATCTTTTTGATACTGGCAAATATAACTTGGTCGAATTAGCTAATGGCATAGATCGAAACAATCCAATTACAGAAACCGTCCCTTGGGAATGTATGGGTTCTCTTTTGCCTCCCGAAAATATGCAAGGTCTACCAGCCGATAGACAAAGGGATGAAGGATATGGCTTAACACTGGTAGATCAAGCGGTAAAAAAGTTTAAACCTGATGTCTATATTGGTATTGAAGATATCTGGGCATTCAACAATTATCACCTAAAACCATGGTGGAACAAGATCAACACAATGGTATGGACCACGTTGGATAGTTTGCCTATCCTACCGCAAGCAATCGAATATGCTCCCAAAATTAAAAACTATTATGTTTGGTCTTCTTTTGCAGAAACCGCTTTAGCAGAAAAAGGATACAACCATGTTAAAACTCTTAGGGGGTCTTTAGATACAAAGAATTTCTTTCGCCTTGAAGATAAGAAAAGAAAAATTTTAAGGCAAAAACATGGTCTCAATGATGAGTATATAATTGGGTTTGTATTCAGGAATCAACTAAGAAAGAGTGTTCCAAATCTACTTGAAGCTTTTAAAGCATTTAAAAAGAAAGAACCTAAAGCTAAATTGCTTCTTCATACTCATTGGTCAGAGGGTTGGGATATTCCTAGAATATTAGGTGAAAAAAACATCAAGGCTGAAGATGTTTTGACTACTTATGTTTGTAACAAATGCCATTCTTACCATGTTCGCTCCTTCACAGGGCAAGAGCAGGGATGCCCTCATTGTGGCACTCAAAAATCATGCAACACAACAAACACCAATAAAGGAGTCAGTGAAACTCAATTAAATGAAATTTATAATCTTATGGATGTATATTGTCACCCATTTACAAGTGGAGGACAGGAGATACCGATCCAAGAAGCAAAATTAACAGAATTAGTAACTTTAGTTACTAATTACTCTTGTGGCGAAGATAGTTGCACCCCAGAATCAGGGGGTTTCCCATTAGATTGGAGTGAGTATAGAGAACCTGGAACTCAATTTATTAAAGCATCTACTTGCCCTAAGGATATTGCTTTAAAATTAGAAAAAGTTCATCAGATGAAAGATGAGGATAGAAAAGACTTGGGCAAAAAGGCGAGAAAATGGGTGCTTGATAATTTCTCCGTAGAAGTTATTGGAAAGCAGCTAGAGAACATTATAGACAATATGCCCGAGGTAGATTTTGATTTTGATAGCAATGGTAATGAATACTTTAATCCTGTTTATCAACCCAAAGAAAACTACGTGGGTCACCTAGATTTTTTAATTGATATTTATAAAAACGTTTTAAACGATGAAGTGGACGAAAATTCTCAAGGAGTAAAACACTGGATTAATCAAATGAATGCTGGCATGTCGCCACCCCAAGTCTTAGATCATTTCAAAAAGATAGCATCAGATGAGAAGGAAAAGAGATCCACTAAAACCTTAGAGGATATTTTGGGTGATGAAGATAAAGGCAAAAGAATAGCTGTAGTTATACCTCAATCAGAGACTGATGTTTTTCTTGTTAATTCTCTTTTGAAAAACCTACAGAAACAATACAAAACATACAATATATATGTATTTACCTCACCCGCTTACTTTCCCTATATAGATGACAATCCTTGTGTTTATAAGGTTCTTCCTTATTCTGCGGAGTTAGAAAACGTTTTTGCAATGGAAGGCATAGGACCAAGAGAAGGTGTATTTAAAATGGCTTTTTATCCACATACAACTACACAAAAAAATGTTTGTTTCACACATAACGGTATGGACAAACACCAATTTTCACTACGTTAATTATGGCCCACTTAGTAGAAGAATATGCAAAAAATTTAGGAGTTAAGTTTTCTCGCCCAGTTCTAAAAGATCATTTTTTTCCTATCAATTTTGATAAGTATATAACTATATCTCTAGAGAAAGACAATGACTCTAAAGTTTACCCTTATTTTGGGATGGTTATTAATTTACTTAGACCGTTCTTAGAAAGAGCAAAAATAAAAGTAATTCAATTGGGAGGTAAGGCAGCTATAGAGGGTGTGGATGAAGCTTTAAATTTATCATTTAAACAAAATAGTTTTGTTATATCTAAATCTTTAGTTCATATTGGTGCAGATGGAGTATTAAACCATTTATCTAGTCTTAAAAATATTCCCACGGTAACATTATTTGGTAATATATTTTCTCAATGCAACAAGCCTGTTTTTTCTAAATCTGGGTCATCGAATATTAACTTAAGTCCCGACTGGAATCAAAAACCTTGTCTTTCTCCAGTTGATCCCCAGAGACAAATTAACAATATTAAACCCGAGCTAATAGCTCAGTCTATTATTGATTTTTTAGACATTGAAAAAGAGGATATAAATTTTGAGACAAAGCACATTGGAAACTTTTTTTTAACTCCATCTGTAGAGGTGGTTCCCACCACATATACCCCACTTCAACTAGCCCCAAACCAAGTTTTATCAGTAAGAACTGATTATGGATTTGATGAGGATGCCTTCATGCAATATTGCACAAACTATAAAGTTGATATTTGCGCTTCACAGTTGATTCAACCTCATGGTTTGCAAAAAATAGCTAGAAACGTAAATAATTTTTATCTTTTTGTAGATAAAGAGTGGGACGATATTCCCGAAAGTTATTTTAATACATTAAAAAATCTAAATATTAATATTTCTTTTTTAGTCACCGATCCTGAAGATTTACCTTCAATACGCAATAAATATTTCGATATTACAGTATCTAAATACTACGAAGACAAAAAAGCTCCTTGTGAAATTTCAGAAAACACAAAATTTCTTTCTTCTTTAAGGGTCATTGAGGGAGGCAAAGAGTATTTAAGTTATGCTCATTGGAAAAAAGGTCTTGACAGAAACAAGGATGTATTGGATACTCCTGATTACTGGAGACAACTAAACCACTTTTATATCTATGAGTCAGAGCAAAACAGCTAAAAAGAAAGCCGCAAAGAAATTCTACGGACCAGATGCTTACAAGCGTAATGGGCATGGACTTCTAGAAAATGTGGACTACGAGTTTAATGAGGACGGCACAGTAAACTGGAGGGCTATGATTAAGCCAGAGTTCCTTTACCCTAATAAGGGCTGGTTTGATGTCCGTAATAAACCTGTTCCTACATCTACAGAAGACTTAGATGATAAGCAGCTTCTGATCATGCTTGGAGGGATCAAAGAGCTAGCTAAAATGAGAGGATACTCTACGGTAGCTTTCGATGTAACCCATCTTTCAGATAGCTATGTAACAGCCAAATGCACCATAAACTGGGATAAGAATTATGAGACACAACATGAAGTCGCATATCAAGACTATGCTAACGCTACTCTTGCAAATACAGATAGCTTCTGTGCTAAATTCTTAGAAACGATTGCTTGTAACAGAGCTTTTGTCCGTTGTGTGCGTAACTATCTTAATATCCACATTGTCGGAGCAGATGAGATTGACAAGTCTCAAGGCTCTGGCCAAGCTGTAGAGGCTGATGCTATTGCGACCCCTATCACCCCCGTAGACCTCCTTGAAAAGACTCTTAGGGAAAAGCATGGGGTTGACTCTTTTGAGTCCTGCAAGAAGGTTCTCAGAGACTTATGGAAGGATGACAAATACCGTAATGAATCAGCGGCAGAATGGGATTCTTTTGCGGATATTCCAGCCAAGGAAGCAAGAAAGCTTATTGTCGCTCTTAATCAATGATCAAAAGGATTTTAGAAAAGGACAAATTTAAGAAGGTTCTTGATGACATCTTCTCTATACACGATCACGAAAACGATAATGAAGGTCACCTTTTCTTAAAACACGATAAAGATCATATATTTAGAGCATTTGGAGAAACAAGTATCCTAACATGGGATTTTTTTGTTTGGGCAAATCTAAATCAACAGAATAAGTATGATGCTGTCATTGCATTTTTAAATAATAAAAATGAGAAGTTTGGTAAACAAATTTTTTCAGAATACATATGGCTTTCTAAAAATCCGCTTGTTGGTCACCGATTGTTTGGAACAGCCTTGAAGTTTGCCAAAGAGAAAGAATTTGAATACGTGACAGTAAACACGGTAACTTCGCATCCCAAGTCTCACAAGGTTGCTAAATTCTATGAGAAGATGGGATTCCTAAAAGATTC